ACGCCAGCCTGAATAAAATCAAGCGCTTCGGTGCGGACGTGGCGCAGGCCGGGCAGGCGTTGTCGATTGGAATCTCGGCACCGCTGGCGCTGGCTGGTGCCGCGGCACTCAAGGCCGCGTCGGACATGGAGACGTTGTCGAAAGGCCTGTCGGCAACAATGAAGTCGACCAGCGCGGCGGCCGACGAGCTGCAGCGACTGAAAGAGGTCGCAAAGCTACCCGGCTTGAATTTAGAAGACGCTGTCAAGGGCTCAATCCGACTTCAGACGCTGGGAAATAGCGCTGCAGACTCCCGCCGCATTATGAGCGAACTGGGCAACGCTTTGGCCCTCGTCGGCGGAGGCCGCGAGGACTTTTCTGAAGTCATCCGGCAGCTGTCGCAGTTAGGCGCGGTCGGCAAGGTCACGAAGGAGAACCTTGATCCGATCATCGAACGCATCCCACAAATAGCCGCCATTATTAAGGAAAAGTTTGGCGCAGCGGCGCTTGGCAATCCAGCCGAGACCTTCGAGAAGCTGGGCATGTCTTCGCAGCAATTCATTCGCATCATCGTTGACGAACTGGCCAAAGGCGACCGGGCGGGCGGCACGTTTAAGAACAGCCTTGAAAACCTGCGCGACGCGGCGACGCAGACGGCGGCGGAGTTTGGCAAGGCATTGCTGCCAGTCGGGCAAAAAGTCATCGACGAGTTTTTGAACCCCGGCGTCGAACGCGCCAAGGCGCTAGCCGATTCGTTCAACGCTTTGTCTGATAGCAGCAAAACCTTCGTTGTTGAGGCCGGGGCCGCTGCGGTGGCGTTGGCGGCTGCGGCGGTGGTCATGGGCACGGTGATCGAGAAAGGCGCGTTGGTGGCGACGGCGCTGCTGAGGGTGGCCAGTGTCATTGGGACGGTGTCGGCTGCCGTCTTGGCCGCAAGCAGTAGCTTCACAACGTATCTGTTGGCGCAAAGCGGAATTGTTGCCGGGTCCAGCGCGGCCTTGGGCGCCATTGGGCTTTTGGCCGGCGCGTTGGCATTGACGGCGATGAAGGCATACGAAGCCGCAGACGCGTTTTTCGCCATGCGGGCAGCCGAGGAAAATCTCAACAAGTCGAACAAAACCTTCTCCGACTCGACCGAAAAGCTGCTCATGCAGTTACGTGGAAAGTCGGCGGCGGTTCGGGAGCTTGAGAAGCAGTACCGCTCTGGCGCAATCGGCTTGGACGAGTTCAATAAGCGCCTGATTTTGGCGCAGCGCGAACTGCACGCGCAGGCACCGGCAGCAGCGGCAGCAAAGACCGGGCTTGACGCGACATCTGCCGCGTTCCAGTCGCTGACGGCGGCCACTACCGCTGCCACCGAGGCCGTCCAGCACTACGGCAAAGGCACTGTGCTGTCCTACCATGCCGAGTTCAAGACGGCTGTCCTGAAAGAGCGTCTGTCGATCCTGCAATCCGACTACACGCAGCGACTGAACGACGGCGTGGCCGCGCTGGTGAAATACGGCAGTGCCGCCGGGGCTGCTGCCGCGGCATTGCGCGAGATGCGGATTGCGGAAATGCCACCGGACATCAGCAGCGCGATTGACATTCGCAAGTTGCCGAATCCCATGGGTATGCCGGGCCTGCCGGGCGAGGCCGTACTTACGGGCGCGGAGCAGGCCCGTTCCGCCAAGCGCAACGCCGAGATGATAAAGATCCTGTCGCGCGACACGGCGGGCGAGTGGAAGCGGACGCAGCAGGCCATTTCCCGGCAGGTCTCCACCATCGTTACGGACTTGTCGCGCGGCCTGGCCGACATCATCGTAAGCGGCGGCAAGGTGGGCCAGAAATTCGAAGAGTTGGGCAAGCAGATTGCGAAGAGCCTGATCCGTACTGTGATTGAGAACGGCATCAACAAAGTCATCGCTGCTCTTGGCGGGCTAATGGCCAACCTGGGCGGCGTCGGCGGCGCACTCGGCGGCTTGCTGGGCGGCACGGGGGCGCGCACGGCGACTTCGGCGATACCCGGCGTGCTTGGCGGCGGGGCTAATGCGGCCATGGGCGCTATTCCCGGCATTAGCAGCGCGGGAGGCGCAGCGAGCAGCGGCATCGGCTCGGCAGTAGCGGCGGCCAACCCGGTTACGGCGGTCGTCAACGCGGTGGCTGGCGTGGCAACGGCGGTGTCGTCGATCATAAGCAACTTTCAGTTTTCGGCTATGAACAAGACGCTGGACCTGATCGAGAAGGAGGTCCGCTACTCGCAGATCCACCTCTTGCACCTGCTCGAAAAGAATAACGAGTACCTGCCGAAGCTGAAAGACATCTGGGAGTCGCTGATCCGCATGGAGACGCGCCAGATGGGCTTGGCTGGCGGCGGCGGGGCGGTGACCATTAATATCAGCACGACCGGCGACACGCGGCAGCTACTCGACGCATTGACCCGTGAATTGAAGCTTCTGGGCGTGATACCGCAATGAGCATTGACGTTTACATCGGCGGATCCATCCGCGAGATTGTTCCCTACACGCTGTCGCTGTCGGCGACGCTGGGCAACCGGGCTACGTTTGGTTGTCGCGTGGTTTCGACCAGCGGCGCGTATCGGCCGCAGCAGGGCCAGTTGGTCGAAATCTGGACGGGCGGCAACAAGCTTTGGGCGGGCAGCATCGACGAAGTATCAGAGGTGTCGATCACCGAAGCAGGCGCGGCGGCAGGCGCCTTCTACGAGATATCGGGCATCACCTGGGAGCAGCGGCTCGACCGGCGGCGGTGCTTCAACCCGTCAACGGCGCTTCCGGCGCACTACGACGGCAGCTACGTCTACACTGCCGACGCCAGCACCAATACGCTCACCACGGCGTCCGCGCATGGCAGGGTGAATGGTGACAAGGTCCGGGTCAAGGCGCACGCACAGGGGGCCATCTGCGGCGGATTGAGCGGCACTATCGAGTACTTCGTGGTCAACGCTGGGACGACGACGCTGCAGCTCTCTTTGACCTCTGGCGGCGGGGCGGTGGACATCACCGACACCGGCACGCTCGACCAAGTGCTGGTGACCGGACGCGCCGGGCTGATCGTCAAAGACCTCATCGCCAACTTTGCGTCCAACGAAGGCATCGGCACCACCAACGTCGATGACGGTGTCGTGGTGGACGTGGTCACGTTTGACGCATCGACCACGGTATCGGAGGCCATTGGGCAGCTGGCGGCGTTGTGTAACTTTGTCTGGTGGATCGACGAGGACCGCGAGCTGTTTTTTAAGCCGCGCACGTTTGCGACCGCGCCGTTCAGTATTTCGACAAGCAGCGCCAATTATCGCTCGCTGCAGGCCCGGCGCACCCGCGAGGACAAGACCAACGCCACGCTGTCGCGTGTGCCGCCTGAGCAGGTGGCGGCGCTGGTGGAGCCGTTTACCGGCGACGGCACGGCGCGGGCCTTTACGCTGTCGCGGCGGCTGGGCCAGATCGTCTCGATCCGGCTGAACGACCAAGACGTAGACTTCGGGCAGTATTTGTCGGACACGGACAAGGCATGGTATTGGCAGTTCGGCGCGACTGCGATTCGGCAAGACGCTGGCGGCGACGTGCTGACCAGCGCCGACACGCTGACCGTGTCCTACCGGGCACTCGGCGCTGACACGATCACGGCGGAAGATGCGAGCGACATCAGCGGCACCATCACGCAGGAGGGCGGCGGCAGCGGACGCTACGAGGCGTTTCTGGAGCGCGATCTGGGGCAGGTGCAGGCGTTGGTCGAGGCCCAGCAGGTCATCGCGGCGAAGAAGGATCCGGTCACCGAAATCAGCTACGAGACGGACGAGCAGGTAGAGGCGCTGTGCGTGACGCTCCGGCCTGGCCAGATCCAGACTATCGCCAACACCCCGCGCGGTGTTTCGTCGTCGTCGTACCTCATTCATGACGTGCAGGTCACCGACGTGGCCGGTTTGTACCTTCGCTTCCGCGTCCGCGCCATCACCGGCACGAGCATAGTTGGCGTGCAGGAGTACTGGCGGGCGTTGGCCGGCATGGGCGGGGCGGTAACGACTATCAGCGGCACCAGCGGCGGCACCAACAGCACGAGCACGCCGACGGCACCGGACAACGTCACGGGCGTGACGGCGACGAGCGAGTTTGCCGACGAGACAACGCTTCGGGTGAAGCTGTTTTTTACGCCGCCGTCGCCGCTCGGCGACTTTGTCGGCGTCCACGTCTGGGAAGAGCCGGTAGACCAGAGCACCGGCGGCGCCGTGCCACTGAACTCCTCCGCGACCCTGGGCGGCACGCGCAACCTGGGCGGCACCTTCGCCCCGATTGACCGGGGCTACCACCTCACCAGCCCCGCAACGATCTACATCCCGCGCCCGACGCAAGCCGAGACGAAGCGCTTTTATTTGGCCAGCTACAGCGAGACGGCCGAAGCCGAGTTGGTCCGCGCAGGCAACACCAACGCAACGCCCAACGTCACCATTGCCGTCGGCGACACCGTCTATCAGTCTGGCGAAGAGTATGCGCGGCTGGTGACCGGCGTAAGCGTGACCGTGCAGTACGACGACTCACAAGTAGCCTCGCCGAAGTACAGGCTGGTGTTTGGCTGGACCGCGCCAGCGTCGCCTCCAGCGGCTTGGCAGCGCGAGTTTGGCGGCGTGCAGATCGTTTACGAGTACGCCGACGGCAACCGGGCGCAAGGCCCGGCGCTGGCGGTCAATGAGACAACGGCGCGGAGCGACTGGTACGACCTTTACGTTGGGTCGTCGATCATCCGTTGTTGGTTTGTGTCGATGGACGCGAGCGAGAAGCCGCGCATCAACACCATTGTCTCGGGCCTCACGCCAGCCGCCGACGCGACTGTTACGTGGCCGCTGGCTAGCCGGCCAGTGCTGACGCCCTACGCCGACAACGTGACCGGTTTTACGGCGACCAACGCCCGCTACGTGACCAACGGGCAAGGGCAGAAGTCCCTGCTGATCGACCTGGCGTGGGCGCAACCAAGCGGCGCGGCGGCGCTGGCAAGATGGGGCGGCGTGGTGATCTGGCTGCACCTGCCGAGCAACGAGAAAATTCAGGTGACCGGCGCGGAGACCGGAACCGGCCTGACGGCAGAGTTCTCGGCGTTCCCGCAAGCGGCGGCGACTTGGCTGTTTTACGCCGTTTCGATCGACAACAACGCCAACGCCAACACGGACGGCCGCAACCCGGCGGTGGGTACGCCATCAGCGACCATCGCGGTCTC